GAGAAGCCAGGACGTGGCGTGATCAAGTTCCATAAGACAGTGACGCCTCTTTCGCCGGAGTATTTCGGGATCAGGGCGGACAGCCCAGCCATCATTGACGGCATTCGGGTCATCAATGGCAGCGGCGGGCCGGACTCCCAGGCGGACATACAGAACAAGAACTACGGAATTGCAGTGACCCAGAACTGCGTTGCGGATTCGGTCCACACGTTGGCGCAAGACGGCTCCTCGTGGACCAACGCCATGGGCACCAACGGCAATATCACCAACGCCGAATACGAGGCGTTGCCGTAACGACCGCGCCAGCCGGTAGCTGGCAATCCCGCAGCAACAGCAATCTAAGCAAAGGGGTTGGCCATGGCTGACACAGCAGCACTTACGTCTCTTCACGGCAAGCGGGTCGGCATCGACCGTCCTGGCAATCTGGTCACGGATCGTGGCGACAACAACGGCGTCAATCTCCAGCGTTGGACGGCCTACGCCAACACTGCGGCATCTACGGCGATCAGCAACACGGCTGCGGAAACGGAGTTCTCAACCAGTTATACGATCCCGGCCAACACGCTCGTTGCCGGCGAGGTGATCGACATCTACTGGCAGGGCATCGCGACGGCGACCAACTCGACCGATACGCTGGCGATCAAGGTGTATCTGGGTGGCATGCTGGGCACGCTTCTGTTCACGCATGCGGCGACGGACGTTGCCGACAACAACGTGTTTTCGGGCTGGTACAAGCTGATCGTTCGTTCGGTCGGTTCGACGGGCACGGTTGTCGGGTTCGGCCATGGCAAGTCGGTGCCGGCTGCTGAGGGCACCATGACGGCCAAGGACGACATTCTGGCTAGCACGACGCTCAACACCACGATTGCCCAGCTGATCGCGGTGTCGGCTACGTGGTCGAATGCGTCTTCGTCCAATAGCTGCCGTCTCGACGTTCTGCACGTCATGCGCGGATGAGTGCTCTTGACGAGCTTCTGGAGCGTGTAAAGGCGCTACCAGAGGACGTTCGTAATCAGGTCGTCGCGGATGCAAAGGCCGCGACGGCTGACATGGTATGGGTGCCCAATTCCGGGCCTCAAGCGACGTGCTTCTTCTCTACCGCCGATGAGACCTTCTACGGCGGGCAGGCCGGTGGCGGGAAGACGGATCTGGCTGTCGGGCTCGCCCTGACGGCGCATCGTCGGTCGCTCTTGCTGCGTCGCATCAACAAGGATGCGGTCAAGCTCGTATCGCGAATTGAGGAAATCCTCGGCCATCGCAACGGCTACAATGGCCAGTTGCAGCGGTGGAAGCTGGACGAAAAGCAGATCGACATTGCGGGCTGCGAACAGGAAAGCGACAAGCAGCGGTTCAAGGGTGATCCGCACGATCTGATCGTGTTCGATGAGGGCACTGACTTTCTGGAGAGCCAGTATCGGTTCATCATCGGGTGGAACCGTTCGGCCATTCCAGGGCAGCGGTGCCGTGTGCTGGTGACGAGCAATCCGCCGACGACGGCAGAAGGCTTGTGGGTCATCAAGTATTGGGCTCCATGGCTGGACGACACGCACCCTAACCCGGCGCAGCCTGGGGAGCTTCGTTGGTTCACGACCATCAACGGCGAGGATGCCGAGGTGGATGGACCTGGGCCGCATTTGGTCAACGGAGAAATGATCACGGCGCGGTCGCGGACCTTCATTCCTGCGGCGCTGTCGGACAATCCTGATCTTGCGGCCACAAATTATGCGAGCGTTCTGGCTTCGCTGCCGGATGAGTTGCGGCGAGCCTATAAGGATGGGGACTTTTCGGTCGGACTGAAGGACGCGGACTTTCAGGTTATCCCGACTGAGTGGATCAAGGCCGCACAGGCCCGCTGGACGGCACAACCGCCGCAAGGTGTCCTGATGACTGCCATGGGCTTCGATGCCGCTGGCGGTGGCTCTGACGCGGCGGAATTGGCCTATCGTTACGGAGGCTGGTACGGCCCGCTTGTCACGACCAAGGGTGAGGACACGGCGGACGGTTCGACCATGGCTGCAACGGTCATGAAGCATCGACGGGATGATTGCCCGGTGATTGTCGATATGGGCGGCGGCTATGGCGGCACGGTCGTCATGCGGCTTGAGGACAACGGGCTGGGCAAGCGCGAAGGCGTGCAGTCCAAGATTGTGAAATTCAACGGGGCGACGAGTAGTGCGGCACGGACCAAGGATGGTTCTCTGGCGTTCATGAACCGGCGCGCGGAAGCCTATTGGCGGATGCGTGAGGAACTCGATCCAGACCAGCCGGGCGGATCGGTGATTGCGTTGCCTCCTGATCCTGAATTGCGGTCGGATCTGGCCGCGCCGACATGGTCGCTGCGGCCAAACGGAATTCTGATCGAGAGCAAGGACGATCTGCGGAAGCGGCTAGGGCGTTCTCCGGGTAAGGGCGATGCGGTTGTCATGGCCCTGGACGGTGGTTTGCAGTCGGTCAAGCGGCAATTGAAGCGCGGTTCCATGGGCGAAATGCCCAAGGTGAGCCGAGGGTACGAAGACATCAAGAGCAGGTTTGGAGGCCGTCGATGACTGGTTGGATCAAGAGCATGTTCAAGCCGAAGACGCCGACCATCGTCATGCCTGACGCGACGCCTATTGCCACTCCTGAGGTGACGCCGTCTGCGACCATGCCGGATACGGATAGCGTCGAGGTGAACCGCGCCAAGCAGGCCGAGATCCGTCGCCGGATGCAGCGTGGCGGTCGCGCTTCAACGATCATGTCTCAGGCTGGCGGTTCTGCTGGGTCTGACTCGTATGAGAGTAGTCGTTTGGGTTAGCCAAGATATGTGCTATTCTTCTGATAGCAAATCAGGAGTACAGCACAATGGGTGCATATCGCGATTACACGGGTAAAATCTTAAACGGCGTTCGGGTTATAGAACGGGCTTCTGACCGGAAAAGCTCAGTGCCTTATTGGCGGTGTATCTGCACTTGTGGGGCAGAACTTGTTGTGCGACGTGACCATCTTGAGAGTGGGCAGTTGTGCAGGAAGTGCGGTCTTGACAAAGCCGACAAAGCGCGGCTCGCAAATCCAAGGCCGGTAAAACACGGTCTTACAAAGACGCAAGAATATTGGATCTGGGCTGGGATGAAATCGCGCTGTGGGAACAGCAAGAACCCCAATTATCCAAATTATGGCGGGCGCGGAATTCGTGTGTGCGACAAATGGAATGCCGATTTCATGGCGTTTCTAAACGACGTTGGCCCGCGTCCATCGCCGGGCCATTCGTTGGATCGCATAGACAACGATCTTGGGTACCAGCCCGGAAATGTAAAATGGGCAACAAGGTCCGAACAGCAAAACAACCGTAGGGCAAATCGCATAGTTGAATATGACGGGCGAAGGATGACGCTTTGCCAAGCAATCAAAGCGTCGGGCCTTTCAAATAGCGCCGTAAGGAACAGGCTGTACAATGGCTGGTCTGTTGAGCGTGCGTTATCTGAGCCAATTAAGGTGAAGCGGTAACGTGGACCAAGCCGTCATTCGGCAGTTGAGCGAGGCGAGGGACAACCTCAAGGCTCGCCGGCTGCTTCCGCATGCTGAGGCTATCGAGCGTGGTCTGTCTGCCCTTGCTGCGTTGGATGAAGCCCGCGCCAAGGCTGTTGAGATTGCCTCTGCCTTTCCGGGCTTGCGGGCGGAAATCGAGAACCTGAAGCGTCAGGTCGCGCATCTACAGGATGAAGTGTCCAAGGCGCAGGACGAGGCCAAGCGTGCAGCGGTTCCGAGGCTTGAGGCATTGGCCGAAGCACGGGCTGAAATCCGCAACGTAATCCGTCCGTTTCTGAGCGGTGATCCTGGCGCTCGAATGCTTGCGCTGACCATCTGGCACGAAATGAACGCTCGTTGGGGCAAGGAAGTATCATGAGCCTCAAAGACATTACGGGACAGCGGTTCGCACGATTGACCGTGATTGGTCGCGCTGAGAATGCCACCGATGGAACGGCCCGGTGGAAGTGTGTTTGCGATTGCGGCGACGAAACCGTCTCTTCCGGAAGCAATCTCCGCCGTGGCAGCGCGCGATCCTGCGGGTGCTTACAGAAGGAACATGCTCGACGTGTTGTTTCAAAAGCGCACGACGCAGTTAGGAAGTATGAAAAGCGCGACTATCTGTACCGCGCGTGGTCTGGGATAAAGACGCGCTGCTTTAATCCAAAGTGCCGCGAATGGCACAACTACGGCGGCCGAGGCATTACTGTTGCGGAAGAATGGCGCAACGATTTTTTGGCATTCGCGGCAGCTGTAGGACATCGTCCGACGCCAGATCACTCGTTGGACCGGATCGATAACAACGGAAATTATGAACCCGGCAATGTCCGTTGGGCCACACGCATTGAACAAGCGTCTAACCGGCGAGGCAATCTAGCACTGCTTGTCAACGGAGAAACGTTGACGGCCTCTGAAGCCGCGCGTCGAGTTGGTCTTCCTCCTAACAAAGTGACCCAGCGGCTTCGCTACGGCTGGTCCGTTGAAAGGGCGTTGTCGTGAGTCTAAAGGACCCAATTCGTCGCCTCACTGAGCAGGGTGACAAGCTGTTTAGCCAGCGTTCCAGCTTGGTCTCTGTTTGGCAGGAAATTGCCGAGAATTTCTACGCCGAGCGTGCCGACTTCACGACGATCCGCAAGGGTTCGTCCATGTTCGACAGCACGTCGCTCTTGACCAGCACGCCGGCTCTTGTTCGCCGCGACCTGGGCAACACGCTGTCTGCCATGCTGCGTCCGCGCGGCCAGGAATGGTTCCGCATTCGGACATCGGAAGAGAAGATCAACGAGGATGCCGGGGCCAAGCAGTGGCTTGATTGGGCAACCGACGTTCAGCGCAAGGTGATTTACGACAAGCGGGCTCATTTCGTCCGGTCCACGAAGGAAGGCGACCACGACTTTGCGACGTTCGGGCAGTGCGTCCTGAGCGTCGATGTGAACAAAGACTTGGATGGGCTGCTCTATCGCTCGTGGCATCTGCGTGATGTGGTCTGGGCCGAGAATGCCTCGCTTGAGATCGACACGGTTCACCGCAACTGGAAGGTGCAGGCCCGCAATCTGGCCAACCTGTTCCCGAAGACGGTCGATCCGAAGGTCAAGGAACTGGCTGACAAAGAGCCGTTCAAGGAAGTGAAGTGCCGGCATATCGTCATCCCTGCCGACCAATGGGAAATCTCTGACGAGAAGTTCAAGAAGCGTAAGGGCTTCGGGTTCGTCTCGATCTACATCGACTGCGACAACCAGACGATCCTTGAGGAAGTGCCGAAGAAGCGGTTGGGCTACATTATCCCGCGCTGGCAGACGGTGAGCGGTTCGCAATACGCGCATGGCCCGGCCTATGTCGGACTGGCTGACGCGCGGCTGTTGCAGCAGATGACCTTGACCTTGCTGGAGGCGGGACAGAAGGCGGTCGATCCGCCCATGATCGCGGTCGGCGAGATGATCAACGGCGGCGTGAACACCTATGCCGGTGGCGTAACGTGGGTTGATGCCGACTATGATGAGCGTCTGGGTGAAGTTCTGCGTCCCATGACGATTGACAAGACGGGCCTGAACTGGGGCACGGATCAGGCCATGCGGATTGAACAGATCCTCTCGCGGGCGTTCTATCTTGATCAGGTCCGCATGCCTCAGTTCGGTGAGGTTCGCACGGCCACGGAAATGCGGATGGTTTATGAGGAGTGGGTGCGTTCGGCGCTCCCGCTGTTTGAGCCCATGGAGCAGGAATACAACTCTGCCCTGTGTGACGAGACGTTCGAACTGGCGCTGGAGAATGGCGCGTTTGGGTCTCTGATGGATATCCCGCCTGTCCTTCGTGGGCAGGAAATCCGGTTCGAGTTCGATAGCCCGCTCCAGGCTGGCGTCAAGCGGGCCAATGCTCAGGCGTTCATTGAGAGCGCGAACCTTCTGGCCACGGCGGCACAACTCGATCCGCATGCCACGGCGGTGTTCAACACGCAGCAGGCTATCCGTGACGCGCTTGATGGAGCTGGCGCTCCGTCCAAGTGGATGAACACGGATGAGGAAGCCGCGATGATTGTGGATGCCGCACAGCAGGCGGCGGCGGCGGCGAACCAGACGATGCAGGTGCAACAGGGCATCGACATGCTGAAGTCGGGCGGCGAGGCGGCACAGTCTCTTGCAATGGCGGGTGTTGAGTGAACAAGCCTAAGCATCCGAGCGGCAAGCCGTTGCGGCATCCCAAGCGTGGGGTTCCGCAGCAGACCATGTGGCCGCGTGAAGACTGCGTTGTGCCGAGGCTCAACCATCCGCGTCGGGATCTGGCGGGCGGCTTTGGGTTTGCCTGCCCTCCTGAGCCTGACGACAGCATGTACCTAGAGACGTGGGCCAAGCGTTGATGGCCAAGAAGCCTGCCGTCCACCAGCCTTGGCATCCCTTCCCATGGAATGAAGACGACGCCTACGCGCTCCAGGCCGTCGCCAAGGGGATCGCCAATGAGGGTCAGCAGCGGCGCGCCATCGACTGGATCATCCGTTGTGCCGGCACCTATGACGCCACGTTTTTCGCAGGCCAGCCGGATTGCACGGCGTTCGCACAGGGCGCGCGTCACGTAGGCCAGCAGATCGTCAAGCTGATCAACCTTCCGGCTTCGGTGGTCAGCAAACCACAGGGACATCAATGAGCGAAGACATCGCGGCGACGACCACAGAGCAGACGACCAGCGCGGCCCCTACGGGGGCCGTTGTCGTTTCCGGCACCGAGACACAGGCGCAGGTCGCTCCTGCCGTCAGTGAGGCTCCGCAGCCCGCTGGAACGCTGGCCGGTAGCGAGCCCGTCGAGAAGCCTGTCGCCGCACCTGCGGATTGGCCCGAGGACTGGCGCACGAAGGTTGCCGGCGAGGATGCCAAGGAACTCGCTCGCCTCCAGCGCATGGGCTCGCCTGCCGACGTGTGGAAGGCGTACCGCGCCCTTGAAGCGAAGATCAGCAGCGGGCAGTTGAAGTCTGGCCTAAAGCCGGATGCCACGCCTGAGGAAGTCGCGGCTTGGCGGAAGGAAAACGGTCTGCCGGCCGCGCCCGAGGAATATCGCCCGAACCTGCCGAATGGCATGGTGCCGGGTGAGGCGGACAAGCCGCTGATCGAGGGCTTCCAGAAGACGGCGCATGAACTCGGCATGACTGCTGACCAGTTCAACAAAACGTTGGGCTGGTACTACGGCATGATGGACGAGGTTCAGTCCCAGAATTTCGAGCGTGACAAGACTTTCCGCTCCACTGCCGAGGACCAGTTGCGGGCCGAATGGGGGCCTGCATATCGGACTGAGGTCAAGGCAGTTGCCAATTTCATGGAAGCGAACGCGCCGGCTGGCTTGGCTGACGTGCTGTTCAATTCCCGTACTCCTGATGGGAACCTGATCGGTGACCATCCCGAGGTGCTGCGCTGGTTGAATTCCCTGGCGCGCACAGTCAACCCGATGGCCAGCCTCGTTCCGGCTGGTACAGGGGACATGATGAAAGCAGGCGAAGCGCGGATTACGGAAATCGAAACGATGATCCGCAACCGCGACGACGCCTACTGGAAGAACCCGGCAGTGCAGAACGAGTATCAGCAACTGCTCGGCGCGCGTGACCAGATGAAAGGCCGCGCTGCCTAAGACCCGCGACCAAGGAACCGGACAACCCGCAAGGCCCCGGCTCAAGGCGCACCCGACTACCTCAGACCAACGCGAAAGCCCCTGACGGCACGTAACGGCCCCGATGGTTCGGCCATCGGACAACCCTGCGCGCGCGCGTGAGGACAACCCGACGCCTGCGGTCACCAAACCTCAATCCAACTCTACAGGTGATCAAATGGCTATTACGGCCCCGCAGACTCAGTTTCGGCAGGAAATGGTCCTGTCGTTCGAGCAGGACCAGTCCCTGCTTTCCACGACCGTTACTCGTGAAGCGGTCATCAAGGGCAACACGGCGACCTTCCTTATCGCTGGTACTGGCGGCGCGACCGCTGTTACTCGCGGTGTTCAGGGTCTCATCCCGGCCCGCAGCAACGACCTGACGCAGACTTCTGCGACGCTGGTCGAATGGCACGATCTCGTTCAGGTCACAAACTTCAACATCTTCCAGTCGCAGGGTGACCAGCGCCGGGTGATGCAGAAGGGCGTGATGAACGTCATCAACCGGAAGATGGATCAGGACATCCTGACCGAACTTTCGAACGCTACGCAGGATGCCGGCGCTGCCGCTACCCTGTCGCTCTCCAAGGTCATGCACGCGGTTGCCATTCTCGGCAACGCTGACGTGCCGATCCAGGAGGAAGACAACATGTTCGGCGTCATCTCGCCGGGCGGGTATGCCTACCTGATGCAGACCAAGGAGTTTGCATCAGCGGATTACGTCGAGGTGAAGCCTTTCTCGGGTCCGATCCGCACGTATCGCCGCTGGGCGGGCATCAACTGGATCATGCATCCGAACTTGTCTGGTGCGGGCGGCGCTGCCGAGCTTTGCTACGTGTACCATCGCAACGCCATCGGGCAGGCGGTGAACACGGGCGAGATGGATATCGCCATCGGCATGAACGAGGAGCAGGCGTATTCGTATGCCCGTTGCTCGGTGTTCATGGGATCGAAGATCCTCCAGAACAGCGGCATCGTGAAGATCACCCACGACGGTTCCGGCTTCGCTGCTACCTAACAACTGAAAACCTGAAAGGAGAGCCATCATGGCTTATTCTGTTTCTGCTCCTCCGATGCTGGTTGCCCAGGGCATCGGTGGCTACGGCAAGATCTGGATGTATGTCACCGCTGCTGACGCTGCCGGTGCCATCGACGCGGCGGACTTCGTGACCAACGGCTCCGCGCTTGGCCTGTCTGTCTCTGACAGCTTCATCGTCGTGGATACCGCCACGCCGCTGACGACCTTCCATCGCGTCGAGTCCGTGACCGCTGGCGGCGCTGCCGACATCGCGCTCGGCACGACCGTGGGCTCGGCCACGACCGGCGACTAACGCACTACGGCGGGGGGCTTCGGCTCCCCGCTTCTCCATTAACCCGAACCAAGGTGTTCCATGGCTGAAGCCGAACCGACCGTTACGCCCATTCCTGTTCCGCCGCGTGTGCTCAAGAAGTTTCTCATGGAGGGCGGGTTCAAGCGTGCTGACTTCGTGACGAACCGCTGGTCTGTCACGCTGGACGAAGCCACGTCCTATGTGCGGATGCTGGAAAGCGATTATTGGGTCAACGTTGCTCGGAAGCTGCGCATTGGCGACATCATTGAGGTTCACGCGGAAAACCGGACTTGGTTTGCGGAACTTTACGTGGTGGCCCAAAACGACAAGGCGGCGTCTGTCATTGAGTTGCGCAAGGTCGATCTGGCTGGCACGACGGAAATCGAGGATACCGCCTCGCCGTATTACGTGAAGTGGTTGGGTCCGCAGGGCCAGTGGGGCGTCAAGCGCCTGACCGACAACCAGACCATGCAGCAGGGCTTGGCGAGCAAGTCCGACGCCGAACTGGCCAAGGCGCAGTTGACCAAGACGTTCGCTGCGTAAGGATACCGCGCCATGGCATCGAAGCTATCAATCTACAACGGCGCTCTCCGGGCGCTTGGCGAGCGTCGTCTGGCTTCACTGTCAGAGGATCGCTCGTCCAGGCGCGAACTGGACGACGCCTATGATGATGTCGTGGCGACTTGCCTTGAGGCTGGGTTCTGGAACTTCGCCATGCGGACGGTGGAGCTTGAAGCCTCGACCGACGTGGTGCCGGAGTTCGGCCTGAACTACGCATTCGACAAGCCGTCCGACTGGGTCCGTACCTACAAGATGAGCGCCAACGAGCGGTTTGATCCGCCGCTTGATGATTGGAACGATGAGCAGGGCTACATCTTCGCCGACGTAGAGCCGCTTTATCTGCGCTACGTCTCGAACGATGTAGACACGGGCCTGAACCTCACGCTGTGGCCACGCTCGTTCACGGCCTATGTCGAGCATGCCTTGGCAAAGGCTGTGTGCCTGAACATCAATTCCAGCGAAACGCGGAACGCAGAACTGGTCAAGGATCTGCGGAAAGCCAAGGCTGACGCTCTGGCCAAGGACGCCATGAACCAAGCCATGGAGTTCCCGCCGACTGGAACGTGGGTGCAGTCCCGGTCGAACGGCATGCGCGGTCGGTCGCGCTGGAACGGGCGCTTTAGCTGACAACGGACTTCTTGCGCCATCGCGGGTAATAGCGCGGCGGTTGACGAGGCTTCTCTACGGCGTCTGTTACGGACCATCCGGCGCGAAGGCGGCCACGAAGGAACTCTTTCGTCATGCCGGCGTGTCGGGCAAGTTCAACCATCGTGTACGTCTTGCCGCGATACTCAAGCAGCTTGTTGGTAACGCGGTTGTTGGCCTGCTCGCGTTTGGTTGCCCATCGACAGTTGCCGGGTTCGTAGTTGCCCAGCTTGTTGGGGTGGCGGTCGATTGTGAATTCCAAACCGGGGCGTTCGCCCATATCGGCAAGGAAGTTCTCAAAGGTGCGCCAGCGTTCGCAGACGGTGACACCAATCGATTGGTAATAGGCGTAAGCCGGGGAACTTGGCTGGAAGCAGCGGGACATGATGGACCGCCACGTGGAGTAAGTGGGGCTATTGCCGGTCGCTCGCGACTGACGATGCGTGCCTCTTTTGCACCCGCAGCTTTTCACCTTTCCGTTGATTAGCGTTGTGCGGTCAGTCGTGTGCTCATTGCCGCAGTCGCATAAGCATACCCATCGTTTCGGTTTCTGCGGTGTCTGGTGTTCAGCCAACCTCATGACAGTTAGTGACGAAAACCGTTGGCCTGTCATGTCAAAGCGCATTGGAGTTCTCCAGTTGAATGCTCCGAATATAGACATCGCCACGCAGTTGCACAAGGACTGCAACGTTGGCTAAACAGAATATCGGCGTCTTCGCATACAATCGTGGGGTCGTATCCAAGCACGCGCTTGGCCGCACCGACGTTGAACGCCTGCGCATGTCTGCCGAGGAACAGACAAACTGGATGCCTCGCACGCTTGGCCCGATGATGCTGCGCCCTGGTCTGGGCTACGTGACCAGCACATACAATGATGCGAAGTCGCGGGTTATCCCGTTTATCTTCTCATCGTCGGACTATGCCGCGCTAGAGTTCTCCTCTGGAATTCTAAGGGTGTTGGTGGATGACACGCCTGTCACCCGCGTCGCTGTCACCTCATCGCTTGCCGATTTCACGGCTGGCCCATCGTGGGTTCTGACAACGTCTGGCGGCGGCACGTCGGTCATCTCGTCAGACAAGCTGACCCTGAACCTTGTTTCGTCTGGTGGTGTCGCTACGGCCCATCAGCTTGCGACGCTGGGCATTGGCGATGCCGGCAAGCGTCATGCTATCCGGGTTGTCGTCGAGCGCGGTCCTGTGAAGTTTCGCGTCGGGACCACGAACGGCGGCGACGATTACGTCGCGACCACGACGCTCGACACGGGAACGCATAGCCTTTCGTTCGTGCCGACCGTGGCGTTCTACGTCCAGTTCGAAGGTATCTCGACGCTCGACAAGATCGTGTCGTCCTGCACCATCGAGGCGTCTGGCGTCATGACCCTGACGACGCCTTACACGGAAGACGACCTGCAACTTCTCAGGACAGAACAGTCGGCTGACGTGGTGTTCATCGCCTGCGAAGGGTATCAGCAGCGCAAGATTGAACGTCGCGGCACCTACTCGTGGTCCTTCGTGGAATACAAGTCGGACAATGGCCCGTTCAACTTCAACGGCGACACGTCGGTTTCGATCACGCCTGGAGACCTGACCGGCAATACGACGTTGACGGCATCGCGTCCGCTGTTCAAATCCACGCATGTCGGCGGCTTGTTCGAACTGACGCATACGGGCCAGATTGGGTCCGGCACGCTGACGGCCTCGGATACGTATTCTTCCACGATCAGGGTCACGGGCGTCGATGCTGGCCGCGTGTTCGTCTATTCCGCAACGGGAACGTGGACCGGGACACTGACGCTCCAGCGTTCGTTCGACAGCGCCACGACCGGGTTCACCGACGTTCTGACGACAACCTCCAGCACGACGGCGAACTATGACGACACGCTGGACAATTCGATTGTCTGGTATCGCATCGGGTTCAAGGCAGCAGCCTATGGGTCTGGCACGGCGTCGGTGTCGCTCTCGTTCCCAGGCGGAACGGGCACGGGTGTAGCCCGCGTCCTGACGTTCAATTCCTCCACGTCGGTTGATGTTGAGGTTTTGAACGACTTCTCGAACAACACGGCCACGTTCGATTGGCGCGAGGGATCGTGGTCGTCCCGTCGTGGCTGGCCGACCTCTGTTGCGCTCCATGAGGGGCGTATCTGGTGGGCTGGCAATGATCGCTTCTGGGGTTCCAGCTCGGACGATTACACGGACTTTGACGATAGCCAGGAAGGCGATGCCGCGCCGATTGATCGCACTATCGGGCAAGGGCCAATTGCGACCATCAATTGGCTGGTAAGCACGGAGCGATTGATTGCCGGCGCGGATGCCTCGGTCATTCAGGCGAAGTCGTCCAGCTTTGACGAGCCTCTGACGCCAACGAACTTCAACCTGAAAGCATTCTCTACGCAGGGGTCGGCAAGGCTGTCTGCGGTCAAGGTCGATAACCGCATCATCTTTGTGCAGGCATCGAACCGGCGCATCTATCAGGTTGTGTTCGATATCAACATTCAGTCCTACGCGACCAAGGACATGACCCGACTGAATGAAGAAATCGGGATGCCGGGCTTTGTGGATCTAGGCGTCCAGCGCCAGCCCGATACGGCCATTCACTTCGTCAAGGATGACGGCAAGGTTGCGGTTCTCCTGTTCGATCAGGACGACGGTGTGGAAGCGTGGTGGACGTTCGAGACAGACGGCGTGATTGAAGGCGTCTATGTCCTGCCGGGCGCGCTGGAAGATAGCGTCTATTACATCGTCAAGCGGACCATCAACGGATCGACCAAGCGGTATCATGAGAAGTGGTCCAGGCTGGACGAGTGCGTGGGCGAGACCCTGAACAAGCAGGCCGACAGCTTCATCACGTACTCGGGTGCGGCCACCTCGACCATCACGGGCCTTGATCATCTTGAAGGCGAGAACGTCGTGGTGTGGGCCGATGGGGTGGATCTGTCTCCGGGTGTCGGTTCGTCTCAGACCACATATCCGGTTTCAGGTGGTGCCATCACGCTCGGCACGACGGTCAGCGAGGCTGTCGTGGGGCTTCCCTACACGGCGAGGTTCAAGAGCGCCAAGCTGGCATATGCAGCGCAGCAGGGCACGGCCCTGACGCAGAAGAAGCGTCTCGACCATCTCGGGCTCATCCTGGCCGACACGCACGCCAAGGGCCTCTATTACGGCGACGACGAGGACACGCTCGATCCCCTGCCGGAAGTGGAAGGGGCCGAGGACGTGGACCCGGATGCCATCTGGGATGTCTACGATCAGGACATGATTTCGCTGTCTGGCCGATGGGACACTGACAGCAGATTGTATCTGAAGGGCTATGCGCCGCGCCCAGTCACGGTCATGGCGGCAGTCATCGGTATGGTCACGAACGGGTAAGGAACCCCAATGTCAAAGTCAAACGCACTTGAAACCGCATTGCTTGAACTGGTGTTCAAGGCGACGACCTTCGATGGCATCGCCGAGAATGATACGACAAGTCCGAATACGAACCTGTATGTCAGCCTTCACACGGCTGACCCAGGCGAGGCCGGGACGCAGGCGACGAACGAAGCGGCTTATACGTCTTATGCGCGTGTTGCCGTGGCGCGGTCTGGTTCCGGCTGGACGGTCAGCGGCAACACGGTTACGAACGCGGCGCTTGTCCAGTTCCCGCAGTGTACGGGCGGCTCCGAGACGATCACGCATGTTGGCGTTGGGCTTGCGGCATCGTCCACGACCACGCTGCTTTACAAGGGCGCGCTGTCGGCATCGCTGGCTGTGTCGTCTGGTATTCAGCCGCAGTTCGCCATCGGCGCGCTGAGCATTTCGGAAGACTGATGGCTGGGTTTAAGAACCTGCGTGAGTGGGTGGACGCCGACACTCTCGGCCAGTACCACATCACGCAGTTCCGCAAGGCTGCCTCCACGGCGGCGACGACAACGAGCGCGTGGACGGATTACAGCTATTACAGCGGTTCTCCGGTCGCGAACTTCTATGCGTCGTCGCCACTTGTGGCTGCCGAGGTTGATGCAGACCGTGGCATCTACGTGCCGACCGTCAGTCCGGCCAAGCAGTTCCTACGCAACCTCAAACTGATGAGTGCAGCCAGCGCGGCAACCTCGACGGCCAACGGTCGGCAGCAGATCATCCTCGCCGATATCCTGATGTACTATCCGTTCATCGACACCGATGCGGTGGGTGAACAGCAGGATCTTACGACCAGCCTGACGCTGCCGCGCTACGATCATGCACGGGTAATCGCTGTCGGACAGTCGGCATCCTCGACCAACGGAAGCTTTACCTTCAGCTACACGAACCAGGATGGGACTGCCGGCAGAACGTCGCAGGCTCACAACACGTTTGTCGTGGCGGCGGGCGGTCAGGTCGTGGCGTCAAGCGTTGGATCGGCGGCAAGCTATCACCCGTATTGCTCGCTGGCTGCGGGCGACTACGGCGTGAAGAGCATTGAGAGCGTGACGTTCACGGCGGGCGGCGGCGGGCTGATGTGCCTTGTTCTCGTCCGTCCGATCATGACGGCCTACGTGACGCAGGAAAGCCGCCGCACCACGACAGGCAACCTTGAGAGCTACGGCTGCTGCGACGAGTTCGCCAGCGTCATCAATCATGCGCCCCCGCAGATCATCGACGGCGCAAGGCTTGGCCTCTTCGCCTGCGGTCATGGTGGGTCTTTGGCATCTTCGGTCCTTGTGGGCCTGCTCGAAACAACGTGGAACTGACCAATGGGTTTCTCTTCAGCCGATGACCTCGTGACCCAGATCACGACCAACGGAAAATACGGCAACTGCTTTTCCAACAAGACGTTTGCCGCCGCGCAGACGGCTGGAACGTGGACGCTCTTGTCTGGACACAACGGGTTCCCGGCTGCATCAACGTTCACCGGAACCGATCTGACCTACGTACCAACGGACGATACGTGGTCTGAAGGCACGATCTATCACGGCGGCGACGTCTCGACGGCGACCAAGCATGTGCTGGGCGCGGGCGCTACCATCGTGGCTGCTGCTGGTGCGCCGTGGATCATCATGGCCATCGACCTTATCGGGTTCGTTCCTCTCTCTGGCACCAACGTCAGCACGACGGGCACCAAGACGGTGACCATGACGGCGCTGGCTTCGGGCGGCGGCACGGGCGATCGTTATCCGACCGGCACGGGCCTGGAGTTGTTCGTTGCTGCCGATACGGCGTTGGGGGCCAACGCGCCTACCTGCGTCATCAACTACAGCGATACGGGCGGCGGCGCTGGTGCCACCACGTCGTTCACCTCGACGGCCTCCCTGCCGCTGGGTGCGCTTCTGAACACCGGCACGGCGGCAAACAAGTTCAACCCGTTCCTGGCCAAGGCGGCGGGCGACACGGGCGTCTCGGACATCGTCTCGCTGGTCTGGTCCGGCACGGCGCATGCGTCCGGTACGGTCATCATCGGCCTGTGCCGTCCGCTGTTCACGATCCCGGTTCCGGCAACCGGCCTCTATACGAAGGTCGATTTCCTGAACGCCTTTCCCTCGTTGCCGCGCATCAGGGACGGGGCCAACATCCAGTTCCTGTGCTTCAACACGGGCGCTACGTCGTCGGCTGGTTCCGTGATGATCGACTTCGACTACGCATACGGCGGCTGACCATGGCGATCCTCCAGAACGGCTATCGAGATCGCTCGTCTGGAGTTCGCATCTTCGGCGCGACCGCGTCCAACAACGCTTATCCATCCGCGCTGCTTTCGAATTCGAGCCTGACGGGGACCAAGCGAAACCTCATCGCAAGCGAGGCGTGGACTGACGAGCAAGTCGGTCTGCCTCACGGCTACCGCTCGGGCTATACGTGGCTCCTGCCGCAGAAGGACGGCGCTCTTAAGTCGGCCAATGAGGCGCAAGGCGTCGCCTCGTCAACGCTGGCCATCGCGGGCGGCAAGAACGGCGAGGTGACTATCTCGGGTGTCGCGTCCGGCACCTTCACGGGCCAGCTCGTCGTTTCCGGTTCGGTGACGATCAGCGGCGCGGCCACGGTTACGGGCAACTCTTTTGCGGCCCTGAATGGCGCGGCAACCATCAGCGGATCGGCAAGCCCGACGTTTGCCATTACGGCCCTCGCCTGGGGCACCACGACTATCGCGGGTGCGGCAACCTTCTCGGCCACGCGCTACGCCACGGGAACGCTGGAAGCGGAGATTACGCCCTTCACGGAGCTGTCTCCGACAAGCCTTGCCAATGCCGTCTGGACGCAGGCGCTTGAGGCTGGTTACACGGCGGAACAGATGATGCGTGTCATGGCGTCTGCGTTGGCCGGCGAGGTTAGCGGGGCTGGCACGGCGACGGTGACTATCCGCGATATCGGGGACACGACGGATCGGATCGTGGCGTCCGTTGACGGCAGCGGCAATCGAACGGCAGTGACGCTGGATGTAGACTGATGGCCGGGACATTCCCTCCCGACTATTTCGCGCCAGACTATTTCGCCCCGGACTATTTCGGCGGCGAGGATAATCCGAATGCGATGTCCGCAGCCATTGCGGGCACCTCGTCGGTCACGGCCACACTGTCTGTCGCTGGTGCGGTAGAGCAGGATTACGATAGCCACTGGCACTACGCGAGGACGAAGCGGAAAGCACGAGCCGCACGGGAGAAGGCAAAGCCGGTCCCGGTTGTCCCCGGTGTTCTGGTCGCGAAGATCAAGGCGCGGGCATCTGTCTTCGCCCTGGGTGAAGCGCCGCGTGTCTGCTGGCCAATGGCCATCCAAGCGCTTATCTGTGGGGCATCGACGCTCACGGCGAGCATTGAAGGCCCTGATAGGATAGAAGAACAGGACATGCAGGATATCGAGGATATCTTGGTTCTTTACGAGATACTGCTGGCAGCATGATCGAAGTCGCCTTGGCCCAGCCTGAGGACTTTGCAACGACGCCGCCGTATCGCTGCCGTGCCTACGCGGTGAAGAAGGATGGCAGGGTTATCGGCATCGGCGGGCTTGGCTTCATGCCCAACGGCTACGTGTTCCTTTGGGCAGAGATAACGGACGAACTGCGGGCCTTGCCGATAACGCTGCACAAGGTCGGCAAGCGGGCGATAGGCGATGCAATCCCGCTGGGCATCAAGCAGGTTTACGCCACGACGGATATAGCGTTTGAGGCCGCGGACAGGTGGATCAAGCGGCTAGGCTTTTCTGAGACGGGCGAAGTTGTTGACGGGAAGAAGGTTCACGTATGGCACGCTCACTAGCAGGCTATGACGCGCCTTGGGGCTGGACCTCCATGGGCGTCGTGTTTGAGCCCATCTCTGCAACGATGGCTGCGGTTAGCTCTCTTGCGAGCATCGGCGGCACGATTGCAGGCATGGCTGGAACGGCTGCATCTGCGAAAACGGCTCGCCTTGCCGGTGCCGTGGCTCAGGCTGGCGCACAGGCCGAAGGGGACAATGCCGTTGCGGCGGCAGACTATCGGGCGACACAGCTTCGGCAGCAGGCACAGGAAGCCCGCGCATCGCAGCAGCGGGCGGCATTCGAGACACGTCGCAAGGGTGACTTGGCACAGTCCACCTTGCGGGCTCGCGCGGCGGCTGGTGGCGGTGGCGCGACCGACAATACGGTCCTCAACCTGACGGGCCAGATCGCAGGCCGTACCGAGTTTGAAAGCCTTGCTGAGATGTACAAGGGCGAGAACGCGGCGCGTGGGCTTGAGGATGCGGCCAACGCTGCAATCTACGGCGGCAAGGTTGCCAAGCAGGCGGCAGGCTTCAAGGCGGCTGGCTATGGCTATCAGACGGCAGGCACCATTGCGCAGTCTCAGGGCTCTATGGCGTCGCAGTTCGGCTCTCTGGTGAGCGGCATTGCGGGGCTTGGGTCCAGCATCAGCAACATCAATTGGGGCGGCGCATCCGGGCCTAAACTACCTGATGTTGTGATGCGTACCGGAACGGGAATTTATTGATGGCTCGGCTTCCTGACGCAACGGTTCTAGGCGCGGCTCCGTCCGTCGCCAGTGGCCGGCAGGTCTCGACCATTGATGGCTCTGCCTATGGCCGTGGGCTGGAAAGCCTCGCCCAGGGCATGCGGTCACTGTCCGAAGGGCAGGCGGCACAAGGGCGCGGCTATGCCAGCATGGGCCGTGAGATTGCCAGCGGCATCAATGCCCTTGCCGAGGAACAGCGCAAAAAGGAATTGCTGTCCGAGAACCAGCTCGAAAGCCAGCGGACCATTGAGCGGCTGAAGCTTGAAGACGCGATCAGCAAGGAGAATGATCCGAACCGGATCGCGGAACTGCGTGGTGGGTTCGCCAAGCTCGACAACGACTTTGCGGCCAAGATCACCGATCCGGTGCGCCGTCAGCAGGCGTTGGATAAGTGGAACGTCCAGACTGCCGAGTCTGACATTCGTGCTGGCTCCCGGTTCAAGGCGATATCCGACGAGCGCACGCGCTTTGATGCGGATAACCAGATCGAGACGCAGCGCCGGTTGGCCATCGAGTCGAAAGATCCGGCTGTCCGCAACGAGGCAATCCGTTCCGTCAACGAGCAGTTGGACCGCCTGCACTCGGCTGGTGTGATCCGCTCTCCGCAGGAACTTGCGCAGCGTAAGCGGCAGTTTGCGGACAGCTACTCGTGGGACCGCTTCAACCAGCTTCCGAGCAATGAACGGCTTGAAGCCTCCATGCCGGTCAACATCGGCGAGCGGTCCAAGGAAGCGTTCGGGTTTTTCCAGAGCCAGAAGTGGAGCCCGGCGCAAGCGGCTGGCATCGTCGGAAACCTCATTCAGGAAAGCAAGCTGTCGTCTGGCGCTCGCAATCCTGGAGACGGGCGCGATGGCACCGACAGCATTGGCGTTTCGCAGTGGAACAGCACACGAGCGGAAGCCCTAAAAACGTTCGCAGCGGCAAACAAGTCCGACTGGCGCGATTTCAGAACACAGTTGGCATTTGTCCAGTACGAGTTGGAAACGTCAGAAGCGACGGCGGCAAAGAAGCTTCGTGAGGCACAGACGCCTCGCGAGGCTGCGGCGGCGTTTGCTGAGTATTTCCTGAGACCGGCAGGATCGGGGAAGGGAACGCCGCAGGCTATCGACGGCTGGACCAATCGCGCCAGACATGCGGAAGCCGTTGCATCGCAGTTTGGCGGCATGAAGTTTGAGCCGACCGAAGCCGACAGGATGTTTTCCCTGATGCCGCCCGAGCGTCAGGTGCAGGCTCGTGAGAATGCGCAGCGCGATTTCACCCGCGAGAACCAAGCCCTTCAGCGGCAGAACCGCGAAATGCAGGCCGAGATCAAGCGCGGCATCGCGGACGATCTTGCCTCGATCGAGACGACCGGCAAGGAACTCAACGGCCTGTCCAAGGATAAGGTTGTTTCCGTCCTTGGCGAGAACGGTGCGAACGAGTGGCTGGCTTCTCGCGAGCGCGCCCGCCGCACTTACACGGCTCTGAACGGGATCGAGACGCTATCGGAAGGCGAAGTCGAGCAGCGGTTGAAAACCCTTGAGCCGGTTGCTGGCGCTCCTGGCTATGCCGAGGACATGGAGACGTACAGGAAGGCCGAGACCAAGGCGAAGAAGTTCCTTGACGCTCGCCGTTCCGATCCGGCCTTGGCCGTCGATGCCTTTGATGCCGTCCGCAATGTGAAGGCGTCGGCTGAGTACGACGGTGACGGCGAGCGCCGTTCGATCCGTCCCGAGAGTGCGCAGGCAATTGTCAGGGCGCGTCTGGCGGCACAGAGCCAACTCGGCATTGTCGAGCCCATGGCTGTCACTCGTTCGGAGGCCCGCACCATTGCACGGCAGTTGCGCTACATCGGCGATGACGACGTGAAGGGCATGGAACGGTTCGCTCGGCAGTTGCGCGACACCTATGGGGACTATGCCGATGAAGTCCTTGTGTCGTCTCTCCAGCTTGAGAACGTGAACCGCGATCTTGCCGTGCTGGCCAATGACGTGATCAACCGGATTGCGGTCGGCAAGATGCCAAGCATGGCCACGGCGCGTCAGATGGAGATCGCCACCGACGGACAGGCCATGTCGAACGCCATGAACGGCGTCGTGCCTGAGCCGCAGCCGCAGGGCGTGTCCGCCGTTGGCGGTCGCAATGCCACGATGGCACTGGCAGAGAAAGCCAAGAACGCCAAGTTGCCGAAGCCCGGTGAGGCTGAGCCCGTGACGTTCGACGCGGAAGACATCCGGTGGCTCGACAAGAACCGCAGCAACCCTGACGCCATGTTCTCGTTCGACAACAAATACGGACCCAAGATGGCGCAGCGCATCCTTCAGGATATTGACCGCCGGAAGGGCATTGCGCAGTGAGCGGGATGGATATCGTCCCCTCGTTCTTTGCTGATCCGAGCGAAGACGACGTGATCCCTGGCGGGTTCAACGATACTCCTGAAGCCAAGATCCAGCGCATGGTTGGCGTGCCTGAGCCTGCGCCGGAACGCCTGGTCACGCCTATGAACCCGAAGGGCCGTGCGCCTCGTGACGGCATGGGCTTTCAGGAGAACGTTTCCGGCCAGTTTCGTTCGGGCGGATTTGCCGGTGCGGTGGCCGAGGCGGCGCAGCAGGAAGCCGTAAAGTCGGGCGGCGAGCAGTTCAGGCGCGGCGGTTTCTCTGAACAGCAGTTCCGCAATCTGCCGAGCAGCGTTCGCAATCGGATCATCGAGGAAGCCAACCAGCCGGGCGTTCCTGAACAAAAATTGCAGGACGCCGAAGACGCCTTGTATGCGCAGGTAGCCTACGACAATTCAAAGGCGAACCTGTCGGCGGCAAGCGTCGCGGGCGCTATTGTCGGCAGCATCCCGACGCCTGAGAACCTTGGCGGTCTGTCGGGCTTTCTGGTCCGGCAGTTTCCGAAGCTTGCTGCGCGTCCTATCGCGACGGCTGGCGTTGACGCCGCGATGACGAACCTGCTGGCGGATCCTGTCGTGCAGGGCTCGCGCATGTTCTCCGGTGCGCAGGCCGAGTATGATCCGACGCAGACGGCGCTTGCTCCTATCATCGGTTTCACCATCGGCGCGGCTGGTCGTGCCATCCCCGAACTGCCTAGCATGGTCAGGGAGAGGCAGGCAGCGGCACTAGGCGTTGAGCCCGAGCAGTTGAAGGCGGCAGAAGCAGCGCCCGTCACGGAGCCCGCCAAGGCCCCTGCGAAAGCGTCTGAGGCTGCGCCAGCCACGACAGAGGCGGTTGCGCCACCGGCAGACCCGGTGATTGCGCGGGCAGTCGATGAAGCCTTGGCGGCTGAGCCGGCACCATCGCCTGTGACAACCTCGGTTCCTCCGGCAAAGGGAACGCCGCCATCCGACATTGGAGCCTACATCAAGGCGAAGGACTACAATGCTGCGTTGTCTGCGCCGTATGTTCGAGACGGCGAGACAATCGCGTCTAGCAGAACTGTTCCATTTGAGGGCGATCTTCCGCCTGTTGGCTCTTGGCGCATATCTGATTATTCTACAAACTATGGAAGGGAGATTGAACAACTTCGTGTTATCAAAATTGATGATCTAGTTTTGCCAGAAATCCGCGATGGGGCTTTGGATATTACCAAAAGGGGGGATGACGAGACATATGCTAAATGGATTGCTGAGGGCAAGCGACCGCCGCCTATTGAAGTGATTGCGCGGGAGGATGGCACGCTAGCTGTTGCGGATGGGCATCGTCGGGTTCTTGCTGCAAAACGGGAAGGATTAGACACGGTTGAGGCGTGGGTTTCCGATTTGGTGGATAGCCCAACAGCAAAGATGCCGGATGGGACGCCGATCAAGACGACGCTCACCTATGAACTGGCACAGAAGTCCGTCAGCACAAACAAACCCGAGCGCGCCGCACTGAAGGTCACGCGCGGAGAGGATGGGCGTATCAGCGGCATTGACCTTGAGGCATCAGGCCTTGAGATGGTGCCTGCTGACAACGGCAAGATGCTGTTCCGCAAGCGTGGCGTCCAGCCTGTGCAGGAACTTCCGCCCAACCAGATCCAGGCAGGCCGTCCCGTTGCCGATCAGGGCACGGTTGCCACGGCGCTGGCCGAGCCGGTCACCCGCATTCAGCGGCTTGAGGATGTCTCCCGTAACCTCGTCCAGTCCTTTGAGGCGCTAGGCCGTGAGGGCCGCGTTACGCCCGGCGCAATGGGTCAGTTCAGCACATCGACAGGCGTCACGCGCGTCAAGTCGATTGCCGATCTGGACACCGTAGCGCATGAGGTCGGCCACGATTTCCACCTCACCAAGGCGCGGCAGGACGTTGATGCGCTTGTTGCCAAGCACAGCAAGGAACTTCAGGCGCTTGGTACGGGCGACAAGGAGGGCGATCAGGAAGCGTTTGCCGAACTGTTCCGGCTCTACGCCGTCAATCGCAATTACGCCAACCTGACTTATCCCAAGGCGGCTGCGGAACTCGACACGTTGCTGCGGACGAAGTTCCCCAAGCAGGCCGAGGCGCTGGACAATCTTCGCGGCCAGCTTGACGCGATCTTCCGCGCGCCGTCCGGTGAGCTTGTCACGGCTGACACGATCCAGACGCCGCCGCCAAACTTCTCTGATCGCTTCAAGGCAATGAAGCCTGACCGCGATCCGTCTGGCCGGTCGATCTACAACGCCTTCGATGCGCTCTACACGGCGACGATTGATCGCACGCATCCGGTCTGGAAGGCGGTTCAGAACCTAGCCGATATCGCCAAGCGCAATGGCAAGAGCATCGATATCAAGCCGGTGGATGACACGTACATCCTGGCCCGCATGCTTCCGGGCTCGCATGGTGGCGCGTCGATCATGCTAGAGCATGGTGTCATCCCGGCTGGCGGTATTGACCCGCAGGGACCGTCTCTGGCTGGCGCTATCGAAAAGGCGCTAGGCCAGAAATGGAATGACAAGGCGTTCGCGGACTTCGGCGGCTACCTTGTCGCGCGTCGCATGGTTGCTGAGTATACGCGGTTCTTCAACGGCGAGATCCCCAATCCGCCCGGCAAGTTCTCGCTGGCCGACTATCAGCGCGCCGTTGCCGATATCGAATTGGCCAACCCGCAGTTCCGTGAGGCAGCGCAGGATGTCTATGGCTTCCTGACCAACCACCTCAAGCGCGCCTATGACAAGGGTCTGTTCTCGAAAGAGTATTACGACGCGGCCCTGAAGCGCGTTGACTATGTGCCGTTCGTCCGCGACATGGCAGACTTTGCCGAGGATAGCGCGCAGGGTATCGGCGCAAAGGGCCGTCCTGCTGGGCTTCGCTACTCGCTCATGAAGGCGTTCAAGGGCTCGCAGCGCAGTGTGCAGAACCCGTTGGAGAGCATCTTCAAGCGGGTGCATGACCTCGAGTACGCCATTTCCCTCAACGACACGATTGCCAGCCTAGCGCGCCTGTCCGACAGCGCCGGCCCTGGCTCGGGCGCGATTGCCGAGGCGATCCCGTCGAACCAGTTGAAGGGCCAGAAGGTCGATGTCATCGAGGCGCTGAAGGCGGCAGGCAAGACGGCCAACATCGATAGCGCAGATCTACAGGCCCTCATTCTCCAAGCGGAGGATGCGCTCGGGGACTCGACGTGGACGACGCTCTTTCGCCAGGCCGAGATCAATCCCGGCAAGGAGCCCATCGTCTTCTATTGGGCAAACGGCGAGCGTCGCGCGCTGCGGCTGGCTGACGGGCGGTTCGGGCGTGAACTGTTCCACGCGCTCAACGCCATGCCTGACATCGAAAAGAACTGGTTCGTTTCGACGCTTCAGGTCGCGCAGCAAATCCTCCGCACAGGCGTCACGAAGGCCCCTGACTTCCTCGCGGTGAACTTCATCCGCGACCAGTTGACGGCGGCGTCCACCGCTGGCCGGAAATACATCCCGTTCGTCAGTGCAGCCAAGGGTGTTGTTGACGCGATCCGCAAGACGGAAGACGCCGTGCAATATGCCGCACGTGGCGGCATGGCTGGTGGCGCTATCTCGGATGCCATTGACCAATCGATGTTCGGTAAGAACGTCAGGGCTTTGGAAAAAGCCGGGCTGATCAAGAATGTCATGGCCGGCGATATCCTTGGTGCTGGCGCGACGCTGGCCCGCTACACGGCCAAGGCTCTGGAACTGTCCGAAGCCGGAACCCGTATGGGGCTCTACAAGTCCTATTACAAGCAGGCCAAGGGGATTGGCTTTGACGATCTGAACGCATCGACCTATGCGGCGTTCAAGGCCACCGACTATGTGGACTTCCGCAAGGCCGGCGCATCCATGGGGCTCCTGCGTCGTTGGGTGCCGTTCCTGAATGCGGCTCTCCAGGGCACGGACAGGGAACTGCGGGCTGTCGCAGACCTTCCGGTCCTTGAGGCCAAGCGCGGGCGCGGGGAGACGCTGACGGCGTCTGAACTCGACCGGCTCAAGGATGCCCGTGTGGCCATGGTCCGTGTCGTTGGGCTTGGTGCCATCGTGGGCGGCGGTCTCGCCCTGATGAACGCCGATGAGGAGGAATACCAGACCGCTCCGAAGTTCACGAAGGACACGAACTTCCTGGTGAAGGTCGGAGACACTTGGCTGGCAATCCCCAAACCGTTCGGCGTCACGTCTGCCGTGGTCAATGCATTCGAGTACGGGTCCGACTATTCGATCCGCAACGATCCGGCGCTTGCTGGCCAGTGGCTAGAGGCGGCTGGCAAGGCGTTTTTGCCGCCGACTACGAACCCGCTTGTGTCCCTGACCTACGATCTGCCGGCCAACTACAATCGCTTTCAGGATCGCCCCATTGTCCCGTACTACCTGCAAGGAGTGAAGCCGTCCGAGCAGTACACGGCTGGCACAACCGAGCTTCCCAAGTTCATCGGCAGCGTGACGGGCTGGTCTCCTCTCAAGGTGGAATACGCCATCAGCAACCTTGGCGGCTCATCGGCCCTCAACCTGTTGAAGGCATCCGACTTGCTCATGGGGAAGGATACGCCTGAGAAGCAGGTTTACGATTGGCCGATTGCCCGTCGCTTTGTGAAGAACCTCGTTCGCGGCAACCAGGCTACGACCGAATTCTTCAACCTCGTAGGCGACAAGAACGGTTCGTATGAGCAGGCAGAGAACGCCTACAAGGTGAAGATCCGCAACGGTGAGCGGGCCGCTGCCGAGACGTTCCTGCGCAACCTGCCGGAAGACGAACGCGCGTGGGCGGTGCTCCAGTCGCAGGGCTTTGAGGCGGTTGAGAAGCGTCTGCATCCCATGCAGAACGCCAAGGACAAGGCGGCTGTCATCTCTGGCGTGATGTCCCAACTGAACTTCAACAACCTGATCCACGATGCCGACGTGGACAAGCAGAACACGACCATGAGCCGGCGCGATGCCCAGCCGATCACGCTCGACAAGTCCACGCGGTCAAAGCTGATCGAGGGCTTTCAGGAATTGCAGATGCTTGCGGCCCGGAATGCCATGGTGACGATTGGAGCCAAGGGCACCAAGGGTCTGGACATCAAAAGCGAAAAGCCCGTGCTGGACAGGCTTAAGGCCATCGCGCCGGAAGCGTTCAAGGAATATCAGGACCGGCTCACGGCGAAGAAGGTCTATGACTTTGACGTTGCGGCCAAGGCGTGGCCCGAGGTCAAGACGAGGCTTCTCCGTGACGGTGAGAACGCGGACCTGTCGGACCTTGTTCCGGCTGGTGCAAAGACGCGGAAGAAGCGGGCGCGCAACTAGCGGATGCGATACCGGCGCTCGTTCGCCTCGAACTCTAACAGGCGCAATCTTTCGTCCGTCTCATAGGCTCGTTGCCGGTCAGCCCATTCCTGGCTGCGCCGGTACGTGTCTGATGGGACGTACTGCTGCGGTGAATAGGATCTAGCCTCACGCTCGATAGCGCGCCTGTAGGCCCTGTCGCTGTCTCGCAAGTCCTGCTCAAGCCTCCGACCAATGTCCTCCGTAACGCTCCTGCTCTGCGCCATCACAGGCGTGGCCAGGATGACGCACGCGATCATCACGACAAGCCGAAGCATAAGGAACCTCCATGGCGACCACTGATCGAATTGCAGGGCTGAACGGTAGCGTTGGCTTTAAGGCCCCGTGCCGTGCTGCAACCACTGCGGCAATCACGTTGTCTGGAGAGCAGACAATTGACGGGGTTGCTATCGTTGCCGGGGATCGAGTCCTCGTCAAGAACCAATCGAGCGGGGCAGACAATGGCATCTACATCGCCTCGGCTGGTGCATGGTCTCGTGCTCTCGATTTCAACGGCGAGCGGGATGCCCGTAACGGCACGCTGGTCTATGTGACCAACGGTACGTCCAACGGCGGCGACGTGTTCGCGCTGACGGCCACCAACCCTGTGACGGTCGGAACAACGTCTCTCTCGTTCACGGCGGTCCTGAGCCTGACCACGGCCTCGGTCTACATCCAGACGCTCTTGGATGACACGACGGCGGCGGATGCGCGGACGACCCTTGGCGCGGCAAGCACGGGAGCAAACACGTTCACCGGGAAGCAGATCGGCAAGGCGTTCGACGTTGACGCTGTGACCGACGTGGCTTCGGCCTCGACGTGCGACATTGGCGCTGCGGCTACGGGCCATGTCAGGATCACGGGCACGACGGGCATAAGCGGCTTCGGCACGGCTGCGGCTGGCATCTACCGGCGCGGCTATTTCGAAGGCATCGTTACGCTGACGCATAGCTCTGCCCTCAAGCTCCCTGGCGCAACGAATATCACGTCGGCTGCGGACGATCGCTTTGAGGCCATGTCCCTCGGGTCTGGCAACTGGATCGTGATGGATTACCAGAAGGCAAACGGCCAGCCGGTTGTCGCGCCTACGGTCAGCACCAGCGGCAAGATTGCGCAGGTTGTGACGACCGCCACGGGCGCGGTATCGACCGGCACCACGCAGATCCCGTTCGACGATACAATCCCGCAGAACTCGGAAGGCACTGAGTTTCTGTCTCGGGCCATCACGCCAACGAATGCAAGCAGCACGCTGATTATCGACGTGGTGCTGTATGTCTCGTCTACGGCCATCACGTATATGAACGCGGCACTGTTTCAGGACAGCACGGCAAATGCCTTGCTTGCGACGTCTGCTTATGCGGATGGAACTGGAACGCCTATCCCGCTCACCATGCGGCATGTCATGACAGCTGGCACTACGTCAAGCACGACGTTTGCGGTGCGGGCTGGCCCCGGTGCTTCGGCCACAATCACGCTCAACGGCACTGGCGGCGCACGTCGGTTTGGCGGCGTGTCGAATTCGATTATCACGGTGACGGAGATCCTGCCGTGAGCGAGCCCAAATGGTTGACGTTGGCTCGTGCAGAGCTTGGGACGCTGGAAGTTCCCGGCCCGAAGTCGAACCCGAAGGTGCTGGCGTTCTTCAAGGACGTAGGCTGCGAGTGGGTCAAAGGAGACGATACCGCTTGGTGTGGGGCGTTTCTCGGGGCCATCATCAAGCGTGCCGGCCTGACGCCGCTTCCTCCGTCGAAAGTCCTTGGCGCGCGGAATTGGGAAACCTGGGGCGAGCGTCTTGACCAGCCGGCGCTTGGCTGCATTGGCGTCAAGCGTCGTGCCGGTGGCGAGGGATGGCAGGGCCATGTCGGCTTTGTTGTTGCCGCGAACCAGACAACCGTTTGGATGCTGTCCGGCAATGCCAGCGACAGTGTGAATATCGCTCCGTACTCCCGCTGGCAGTTCACAGCCTTTCGGTGGCCGGAAGGTCAGCCAAGGACTGATGCTCGATTGCCTGCACAGGCTCCCGGCAAGGCTGGGTCTGAAGCGTGATGTCCGCAACCGTGACCACTCTCGTGCGCCTGCTTATGGGCGCGCTCGTCATGGCTTTTCTTACGGTCTGGCTGGCGTCCTGCGCCCGTCCTCCAGAGCGAAACATCTGGCGCGAAATGTACGAAGCAGGAGAGTTGTGATGTTCAGCAGACTGAAAGAGCCGTCGTCTTGGGCAAGCCTTGGCGCTCTAATTGGTGGGCTTACGTTCTTGCCTCACGCGCATGAGATCGGCGGTGCGGTTACGGACATCGGTCGTGGTGTCGCGGCTGTGTTCCTGATCCTCGGGTTCTTCCTGCCGGAAAGGAAGGCGTGACAATGACCAGTCGGAAAGTCGGATACATATCGTCGCTGCGTTCGTTTGCTATCATCACCCCCCTGATGCTTTCCGTTGCAGCGTGTAACACGACAGCATCGACCGCGCCGAATGCGCTTCAACAGGCTGTGCAAGACGTAAAATCGATGACGCCTGAGCAGAAGTACGCAGTTGCGTGCAATGCTGCTGATGGTCTAATCTTGGCGTATCGCGCGTTCGTAGCGGAGAAGCAGAGTATGAGTACCAATGCGAGGGTCGAAGCTGCTTACGCTGCCGTGCAGCCATTCTGTGCAAGCAAGCCTGAGAACTATGCGAGTGCGCTGGTTGCACTTGTTCAGGCTGTGAATGCGTTCAAAGCGGCCTTGCCGAAGGCTGCTTGATGATGCCGGACGATACGCGCGACATCGCCATTGCACTGCGCTCTGAGGTTTCAACCCTCAAGGTGCTTGTTCAGGAATTAGCAGAGGAGGTCCGCGCGCTTCGTGAAGAACGCATCAAGGATGCCGGTGGTAAGGCTGTCCTGCTTTGGCTAGGCGGTGTTGCTCTAGCCGCTGCCGGTGGCGTCGGTGCCGTCAGCGCCAAGCTCTTGGGCTTCGTGGTGGTCAAGTGAGTGGCAACGGCATCCATTCGGTTGGTTCTTCCCACTCGCCGTAATAGCTGTTGTCGTAGGAACAGAAGACCCACCAGCCATGCTTGTCCGGCTGGATCGGATATTCCGGCACCCACTTTGCGACAACACACGGCGGGATGTGGTTCTCGTCGTGATGCATATCCGGCTTGCCGCCTCGGATCAGAACCCACGTCTCATCCTTCGGGGCACTTTCAATCGGAAGCCATTCCATGTTCCGTCTCTCTATCCTTCTTATGTTACTAGCCGGTCCGGCTGTAGCTCATGGTCCATATACGGATTTCTACTCAAGCGGTGAACCTGGGGTTGGCCGTTGGTGCTGCAACGGGAACCTTGAGGGCACGACCGGCGATTGCGCGCCGGCTACCTACACCATGCGGCGCGACGGTTCCGCGCTCATGCAGTCCAAACGCTATCCCGGCAAGACGATCCTCGTGGCCGCGCATCGCATTTTGTGGATTTCCCTGCCCGGAGGAGAGATGTACGAAGCGCATCTGTGTGCCGTTCCACGCCATGCAGGTAGCCCGCCGCCGAATGAGGACGATCCTGATCTAGAGTTCATTGTCTACTGCGCTGCAATACGGCCCGGCGGGGTGTGAATATTCACTTATCTGAATGTAATGCGGCGTGGCCGCGAGCCCTTGATAGTTTTTGGAAGCGTCGTTGATTGCGCGTCTTGCGCTTTCTTCGCAGGCTTTTCGCTTCTCCAGCATTTCATCCTCAGTCATGTCTGTCCTCCGTGGATGCTGCCATGATGGCGCGGGCCACTCGCTGATGCAGGTGGTTTCGACCGCGCCCGACCATGCCGCGTCCATCGGTGTCGTGGATTGCCCGCAGTGCCAGTTTCTCGGCGGCTTCGTAGGTCAGTCCCACCACATGCGTCCGCGCCTGGACGGCGAGCGCGGCGCGGGCTTCGGTGAGAGCGTCGAGAATTTCTCGCAACCTCTCGCGAGACATGAACTCAAAGGCTGTGTACTTACCTTTGTTCAACTCGGCTCGCACATACGCGACATACTGATCCAGATCGTTCGGCTCACTGGCCATTGGTGCCTCCGAGTGTGGAGAGGAAGGCATCGTCATCCTTTTGCAGACGCTTGTTCTCGTCTCGGATCTCTCTCAGATAGTCAGGGTCCAAGTCCGGTTCATTGTTCAGGTCGTCCCACGGGCATCCTTCCTCGCCGCCTTCAAACTCGCAGGATCGGACACTGTAGGCTCCGCAGAAAGGACAAACGGTTCCAGTCATGTCAGTCTGCTCCTGTCGGGCCATCAAAGCCGCCATTGGGGTCCAGACCAGCCGCGCGGCGCTCGGCATCGGTCATCAGGCGAATGGATTTCTTAGGGCGCTCACGAGGCGCAAAAGGGCTCGTCGGGTCGTGACCTTCGAAGACCGGAGCGTTAATGCCCAAGGTTTTGCGGGCTTTGTCTCCCCAAGGATTGCCGGGCGGGAAACATGCGGAGTATGCGTCCAGCAATTCTTTCAGTGCAGAGCGCACATCATCCCGCGATCTTTCCATTGTTTGCGCCACCATTTTCCATGCTTTCGCATCATGCACCAGCCTCACGCTGTCGGGATGCTCTTCACCTGCGTCGATTGATGCGAGTGTGGCGCGGACTGTCTCGCGGATCTTGAGAGGGCTCCACGTCACGTCGCCGTTGTCATTGATGATGTGGCCGTCGATCTCCCGCAGCGCATCCTTCGCCTTTGCGAGTGCTGCCTCGGCTGATGTGGCTTGATCTTTCCAGTAATCGCGGTCCATCTCGGTCGCCGTGAGGCATTGCTGTTCCTCGTGCAACATCCTGTCCTTCCGCTCGATCTCATCTGCCTGTGCGATGAGTGCATCTCTGGCCAAGCATTCTAGCTCGCTGCCCCATAGCCGCTCTGCCAGCTTACGTGCTCCGTCTGTCATGGCTGTGTCTCCGCTTGCTTGGCCATCAGGAGGCAAACGATGATTGCGCGGCATGTTGCGGACCAATTGCCGCCCGGCTCTAGGTCTTCATCAAACCCGGAATGAAACTGCTCTTGTGGCCATTCTCGCAGCAATCGCTCACGATGCGGCCCGTTGTAGTCTGGGCCAATGGAAGCATGGCCCGACAGGTCGCACATGCCACACGTAACCCACCATCCCGGCAGCACCCGCCCCACCAGGGCGACGGCGTCGCTGATAGAGCCGGTAAAGTTCGGCAGCGGGTGCTTGTTGCATCCCAACCAATCGTAGATGAAAGGAGACCATTCCTGCGTATATCGGGTAAAATTCTCGCGGTTGACCCGGATGCCAACCGCTTCGGCGATGTCGGCATCTAGCTCTTGGTCCCAACCCGTCGCCGCTAGCACCCGCTCAATCAGTTCTGATATGTCGCTCATCTCTGGCTCTCTCGTGCGATCTGTTCCACATCACGACGGCGGATTGCATCTTCCTCAATGACAGGACGTGCTTCGCTACCAACCCAGACGCCAAGCACGAATGACAAGACGCAGCCGATAACGAAAACGAGCAGCCAAGCCAGGAACTCCGTGAAATCGGTCATAGCTTTTCACTCTGTCTGTCGTAATCAGCAGCAAGAACCATTGCGCCGATAACAAAGGTTGCAATCACTGCGCCTGCAAGCGCGGCTAGGATGTGCGTGAGGATGGTCATTTCTCGCTACTTTTTGCCATGCACCAAACGCAAAAACCGAGAAGGACAAACAGTCCTAAAAGCACGACAGCATCAGGCCAAGTCATTGGGTGTGTCATCGTGGAACTGTCCTTCCATCGAGCTTCTTTTTCCATGCCGACCGCTTCCCACCAGGGAGCGGGTTACGAGACGGGGCTTTGGCCCCAAGGTGGATGGCCTCGCGACGTTTCGCGCGGCTGGTATTCGTGGCGTCCTGCTTCGACTTCGCCGCATGGCAATGTCGGTGAGCCGGCGCGAGGTTGTCCCCGTGGTCATCGCCGCCTTGGGCCAGCGGGACGATGTGCTCTACGTCCCATGGCTCTCCGACGCCGATCTTCAGCCCGCACAGGTGGCACCGGCCATCGTTGCGCTGGAAGATGTCGATGCGCTCGCGGGTGGAGATGCGGCGGCGCATGGTCAGTCCACGTATTCGATGTCGAGTTGCGCGCGAAGCTCGTCAGATGACGCGGTTTGGCGAAGCAGTGCGGCAAGACAACCCTTACAGGCGTGGAAACCTTGCTTAGTATACTTCAGCAAGCGGCGAACAGATGCAACAGGGTAGCTGATCTTGTGAACAGCCAAACGCTTGCGGCCTAAGTCCCACAATGCAGTGTCGCCACACGTCAACGTTTTCCCGTCAAAGGCAAACATGCACACAGTGAAATCAAAGCTGTCGATGACGGAGTCCGCCTTGTCGTAGAACTTGAACCGGATGCACTGAATATCGCGCTCGACGCCTTTCCCGCCAATCTGGCCTTTGTAATGCAGATGGTGTGCGGTTTCCTTTGCCTTCACAAACCCGCGCTTTTCCAATTCCGTGGTGAACGCGGTAAGCTGGTCGGCATTGGCAAAGAAGAAATCAAAATCGCTTTCCGGCTCCTGACCAAGAATGGTACGGCGCAAAGCTCCACCGGCAAGCCAAGGTCCGGTCTTGGATAGGCCCGGCAGGCCAGCCAACACCGCTCCAAGTGTCAGCTCGTCAAACTCGGCATCGGTCGAACGGGCGAGAAATTCCCGCAGGTCAAATGTTTGGCTCATGCCGCATTCTCCTCAAACGTGACGCCCCGCTCGGCAGCAAAGGCGTCGATCAAATCCAACAGCGCCGTGAACTCTTCCTTGGTCATGTCCGAGGTCCGCATTCCGAGGACAACGAACGTGCCAGCGTCTATTCCAGGCACCACGCGGGACTTGCGTAGCGACGCGCTGAATACATCTTTCCAGTCTTCGGCGGTCATCTTCGTGCCGTACCAATCCACAGATCTCGCTATCTCGGTGAGGCGAGCCCAAAGGAGTGCGTTCTGGTCGAGCGAGCGCCGTGGTGCCTTGAATTCGACCGTCGTCCCCTGAGGCACGCCAGAAGCCCAGCGCGCCACCTTCTGACGGTCTGCGTCAGTGCGGAGGATGACGGTCGCGCGGGTCACGCGGCGGTATCCTGATAGCCAGCGAAGTCGGCAACGCGACTCTGAAACAGTTCGTCCGCTTGTTCGCGCCAGCTTGCCGGCAGAACCTTGATTGCGTCCTTGTGCTTCTGCCATACGGCGGTCAGTTCATCCCGCGTCGTCGAGTTGCGAACGTCCATTTCCAGCGTCGGCCAAAGGTCGGGGCTGTTCTTCTTCACCTCGTTGGAGGTGCGGGGTTTTACCTGCGTTGGCGGTTCGTCCTTGTACGTCGCGTCTTGGTCTAGATCGGGGTCGTCGCCAGTCTCCAGACCAAGGGCCTTTAGCAGCGCATACTTGACCGCGTAGCTGATTGCCTTGCCGGGCCCCTTGTCCTGGTCGTCAATGCCGTATCCAAGCGAGGGAACAACGAAGCTGTCGGACGGGTCTTCCACGTTGACGAAGCGCACGGCAAGACGGACCTGCGTGCGGTTTCCGGCCTGCGTGGCTTCAAGGTCAATCGGGTGGTAGACGATGCCATGTTTCAGCAGGACGGGCCGAACCTTCGCGGTTACGGCATCGTGCGATACGATGGTGTACCGCATGCCGGCCTTCTTTTCCTTCTGGATGTAAGTCACGTCGGCCATGGCATTGGCGAGGCGCTGATAGATGTTCATGACAGCCTCTCAAGAAGGCGCGCAAGGTTGATGCGCACGTTGCGGATATCGTTGATGTCGTCCTCGGCAAACATGTGCCTGGGAAGCGCACAGACGGACGCACAGGCCGAAAGCAGGCCATGGACGTACATTCCCGCGTCAGGCTGCTCGACGGCCTCTACGGGCTCGCTACGGACTTCCTGAATGAGTTTGCTGTGCAGTGTCGCGTAAGCCTCTGTCGCTCTCATGGGCTTGGTCATCAATGCACCCGTTCAGTTGTGACGCCGGCAATTTCCCGAGCGCGTTCCATGATCTGTTCGATAGCCGCGCCGATGAAGAACGACGTGTAGCCGCTCTTACGCAAAGCCATCCAAGCATCGCGCTCGGAATTTGCTGCGGCATGGGCCACGACGATGCGTGCGCAGGCTTCCAGTTCTGATGAGAAGGTTGTAAAGTCAGTCATTGGAGCGGCCCGTAGCTTTTGCGAGAACCTCGCGAACCTGCATCAGAAGGCGCATTTCTGTGTTGCCGCCTTCAATGTCAGCGTCGGCGCAGTCCGCAAGGTATTCTTCAAGGTCGGTGAGTGTGTCAAACATGTCGGGCGCAGAAGCGATCAGCCGCGCGTTTGCATCTTTCTGGCGCTCAAAGATGTCCTGCGTTTCTTCCGTAACATCAGGATTGATATGACATTCGGCCACAGGATCGCCGCTACGGTTATAAACCGTGCTGATTTCCCAACTATTGTCGGTGACGCGCCATGGTGCGGGGGTGTGTTTGCTAGTCACCAGCCAATCTCCTCAAGCGTTTTGCGGATGTGCTTTTCTGCGCGGTCCAGTTCATCGGCGGGCGGAAGGCGACCGATGCTGACGTCGGACTGCCAACGTTCAATGCGTGCCAGGACAAGCGCCAGTTCAATGCGAGCTATGCGGATGGCGTAGTCTTGGTGGTCCGCGGGAAGCATGGCTTTGGCGTTCATGGCTCTTGCCTCACAGTGAGCATTAGACCGACGCAGAGCAGGAGAAACGGGCCGAACATGATCAGCCCGAAAGCAACATCCGGGTTCATCGGGAACGCTCCATCAGTTCCATGTCGATACGCTCATCACGCGCACGATCTGCGTCAGGACCGTCATCCATGGCCATATCGCTCAGCCAATCATCGTCAGCGCGGATGATGTCGAGCACCCACTCAGGCGCATCGCCAAGCTCGGTGCGGGTTTCCGTGTAGCCCTGATGGATCAAGTTCCAGTTGGCATCGCGGCCAAACTTGGCGCGCTTGGTAATGCGATACAGCGTGGCGCTGTAGACGATCGCGTGAGCTTCCTCGCGGGGCTCGTCCCAGCCGTCGCCAGATGCGCTCTCAATGTCGTATTCGACCTGGGCGAAGACGGTGGAGGTGTAGCCTTCGTGAATGGGATAGTCGGCGGTGTAGGACATGGCTAAAGGCTCCGTCCTGATGCGATGAAGGCCGCGCGTTCAAGGGCGGTGTTTTGAGCATCCCTCGCGGCATCCCTCGCGGCATCCCTCGCGGTAGCCTTCGCGGCAGCCCTCGCGGCATCCCACGCGGTAGCCTTCGCGGCAGCCCTCGCGGCATCCCACGCGGCATCCCACGTGGCAGCCCACGCGGCAGCCATCGCGGCATCCCACGCGGCAGCCCACGCGGCAGCCATCGTGGCATCCCACGTGGCATCCCACGCGGCAGCCCTCGCGGCATCCCTCGCGGCATCCCTCGCGGCATCCCTCAGGCTTTCGTCGCCCGTCTCCAAATATCTGCGGACGACGTCCGGGGCTTTCCACAAATGGATGACATCTAGCGCGCATTTCCGGGCAAACTCGCGCAGAACTGCCGTGGCATCGATGCGCCAAACAATCTGGCGCTCACGGCCAACGATCTTGTCGTTGCCGTGGTGCTGAATGTCGCCGCGAAGGATGACGCGGCAAAGCGTGGAGCCGGGGGCGTATTCCAGCGCGTCAATCAGGCGCACACTTGCATGGAGGCCAGACCGGCACGGGATGACATCACCCTCATGCACAAGCCATTCGCCATCGGGCGG